CCACCCCATGCAATCGAGCCGCTCCAAATGGAGTGGTTCAGCAGTTATCGCTCGGCCTGCCACTGCCGTGGGTGTCGTTTATTGACGCACTCTCCGTCAATATCTCTTCACGTAAAGAGAATTGGTGGAAAGTCCACCCATAAATCACCTATCGCCGCGCCTTATCGCCTATCAGTTATCATGGGTGGGGTCGGCTGAATGTTCATCCATAACGCCATCTCCTGCGGCGATCAGGGCATATAGGCAGGTTTTCAGGCATGACCAGCGCTCGACATCGTTGGCTGCCGTAATGATTTGAGCAACCGTTTGAACCGCCCCAAGAATAGCACCAGCCTTGTCATCAAATGTCTTTGTCATGTCGTCGGGTTCCTCGTCGCCATCGTACATCGGTGTCCATTTGTCCATGTGCTATCTCCTGTGGTTGGTGTTTTTTCTTTTTTATGCACATTTGTGCATAACCTTTTTCACGACATTTGTCGGGAATCTCTCAGAGCGTCTTTGCAGTGTCCTGTGCTGCATGATCATCGATGCTCGGTTATGACGATATCGCCGGAACTATCGAGCGTTATCGAGGCGACACGGGGTGACCATATACGTTGCTTGCCGCCCCGATTGCGCAGGATCTTGCGCCATGACCAAAGCTCAAAACTGGTGCCAGGAGTGGAGAGCCATTCCACGGTTTCCTGGGCTCGGTCTTCAAGTATTTTCCTTACATGCTCGGAGTAGGAATTGCCGCAGCTCTGCACCCCGATAATTCCTGTCTGGGGGTCGAGTGCCAGCACGTCGATGATGCCGAATAAATCTCGGCGCAGACCATGGGGCCCAGCGTAAGCGTCGAATTTTTCGACTATGGCGGCCACTAAGCCTCTCTGCCTCAATGCTCTAAGGGTACGTTGTGTGTGAGTCACAAATCACCTATTTCCCTGCCCCCGTTTCTTCGAGTTGTTCCCAGTAGTGATCGCTGGCGCTGCCGACCTCATCACAGTGCTCTTTGAAAAAGTCGTACAGGTAGACAACGATCAGCGGCCATGCGCCCAGCAAGAGAATGATCAGAATGGTTTTCAGTCGCTTCATTTCTGCACCCCCTCGCGCTGGAGTTGCAGGCGCTGCCAGAACATCCATTCCGTTTCTGGTGTCAGCAGGAGTATGTCCCGCAGCCTCGCAGGTGCCAGATCCTGAAGCAGTTGATTTACCCAGATTTCGTCCATCACCCGTGTGTCCGGCTGCTCCTTCAGTGGCTGCAGCGATTCGTCGGTGGGCGGCGGTTTCAGCGGTATCTCGATCTGGACGTTTGAATCCCAGGTCGCCGGGATGTCGATCTGTGGCTGCTCTTCCCACTTGATGCAGCATAGAAAACCCAGTACAATTGCCGTCAGGGCTTGTCTCACTCGGTTCGACACAGACGGTGCATTCTTGCCGGAACTGCCGTCTGGGCGAACGGGGCAAGCCCGTTCCCTTGTTTTCATAATTTCCCCCGTTGTTGTTGTGGCGCTGCTGCGCCTGTTTAGTGGTCACTCGTTCACCTAGTAACAAATGCAGTTTCGGCAATCTGGCAGTAACTTGTATAGGTGGCGATAGGTGGTGCTATATGCCTGCATAGACCTCAAAATCGGGGGCTTTGCCCCCCAGCCAACAAGGTGGTACAAAAGCCCCTTTATGCTGGGGTAATCATCTGTCCCGTACCACCTGCTGTTAGCACAGAACGATGCGCCCCCCTCGTCTTTGATTGACTTGCACAGCCGTTCAAGTTCAACCACCGCAGGGCAAAGATATTTGATTTCCTCGATGGTCAACACCCTCTGCTCAGATGGCGGTGTGTGCAGGCGCTTTTCAAGTGCTGCAAAATCGCCCATCTGATCTTCTGCGTTTATGAATGGATTTTTGCTCATTTCGTCACCTCGATTTTTTGTGCCACAATGTGGGGTTCCAACACAGGTTCCAAAAATTTGGACACCAAATTGGAACCTTCGCGTTATAATCGCTGCTGCGTCCCTTTGCTGTGTTGATTTTTGTCAGGTTCCACCCAACTCCTAAAACGGACACCGAAAGTGTAGGTTCCACTCTCTCTCTATAGAGTGGAACCTTGGAACCTTGGAACCTTGAACACCTGTTTTTTGCGTTAAAGATCAAGAGCCAATTCCTTCGAGTTCATGTTGAAGCTGATGCCGGTCCCCATCTTGTCGGCCAGCGCCTTTATGGCCTTGTATGTTGATTTTTCGCTGTTGTACGTCTGCTCAAACCTGAAACATTTTTTTGCTATGGCCCAAATATCGCTTTTCCCTTCTGCCTCAATCAAAAACCGCTTGGTGAGGTTTAAGAGTTCCCGCTGCTGATCCGTCAGTTTCGGTGTGAAAGCTACAGGGTTATCGCGCCACCTGACCGTCAGACCGTCAAAGCTGAATTGCCCGACTTTCGCTCTCTTGGGTGCCCGCAGCTTGTCGCGTTCGATATGGATGTCCCTGCTGTCCTGATCTATGAGCGAAATCCTGATAATGCCATCGGTGTTATCTTCAATGGCACTGTGGCCCCGCGACCCTTTGCCGTCTGCTTTTCCTTCATGTGCCAGCACATAGATGCAGCTCTTTAGTCCAGTTCTTATATAGAGAAACAGCTTCTTCAGCGGCTCCCATTTCACTGGGTCTGTCTCGTGCTCATAACCGGCCAGCGACGCCACGTTGTCAAGAATCGTCACGTCTGGTTTATACTCTTTGATAGTTTCAAGAAGCATTTTACGGCCCACATCTTTACCCAGGTCGAAATCCATGTCGTCGTCGTACACATCTTCAAGGTAGAGCACATACAAACGCTCCATATCGGCCCCCAGCGCCTCGAACTCGCTGTCTGCCTCGGACGGATCGGACTCGGCGTCTACAAAAAGCACCGTGCATGGCTGTGTTACTCTCCACGGGCCGAAGTCCTTGCCCCTGGTCAGGCAGGCGGCCATTAATCTGGCGCTTGTCGTTTTTCCCGCCTCACGCTTCCCTGTCGCAAGGTGATATCCTTTCTTTTTGAGAAGCCCTTCAATGAGCATTTCCGGTGGGACACGGGTGCGCCGCTTGCTCTCGGACAGCGTCAAGGGCGTCAGCTTTCTCTTGTGCTGCTGCTCCTGCTGTTTCTTTTTCATGCCGTCGACGTTTAAGTTGATTGTTGGACTCATGGTTGCCTCAAAGCAGATTTGACGGCCTGGGCGCTGCGAGTGAAGTCGCCGCCGAATTCATACATGGTATAGAGTGCAAACGGGCTGTATGACTCGTTGTGCTTCAACTCAGGGACGCTATCTGAAAAGTTATAGAGCACGGCGTCATCGGTAACGGTTGCCGAAGATCCGGCCTTGACCGATTTTCCTGGCCGTGTCCATTTGTTGCCGTGATAATGTTTCCACCCGTAAGCGACCAGCAGCTCGGTGATCCCATGGGCGGCATTAAACAGATCGCCGGGACGGTTGAGGGTGTAGGATTGGGAATTACCTTGTTCAGACCCACCGGAAATTATATTATCATTTCCGGTTGTAAACCGTCCTGGGGGTGACTTGCTGACATTGTCAGCAAGTTGAAGACATTCCCAGCCCCTGCCCTCGGCGCATTCCTCGAAAATCCTGATCAGGGCGTCGAGATAGGACTTCTCCAGCACAGGCAGAAATGAGTGCAGCAGCGGCGTGCTCCAAGAGTACGGCTTCTTGGTGTCAGGATGGATGCCATAGGCCACAAACTGCTGGCCGTGACTCAGCACCTCGATGGCGTTGATCTTGCCGTCCGTGTCCCTGTAGCGCCTGGAAGTGAATTTTTCGGTAATCTCAGGGCAGAGCACCGGAACCAGCACCTTGGGCGGCTGGCCGACACGGGTGGTGAAAGCATAGTCCTGCCGGAATACGTCCAGCAGCCCTTCGACCAGGGCGGCGTCATAGATATCGAAATCAATCCCCACCTGGGGGCCTGTCCTGATACCGATTCCGTGATGTTTCGGCCAGGGGGTGACGGGCAGCGCCATGGTTGACCACCCCTCCATATAGCACACCTTGGTTCCCGGCCTTATGGGAATAGGCTCAAAGCCCTTTGAATACAGGTTTGCAGCGAGCCTTTCAGCGTCCATGCTTTTCCCTCCAGATTGTCAGCTTGTCGACGTGCCTGGAAGCGCCACGATAGTTGATGGCGATTATCGTGCGGATCATAAACTCAATGGGGAGGGCGAACGACCAGAACCTTGGGCAGCGGAGGCACGCCCAGGCGACCCTAAGATCAGTTGCAATTTGTCTAAAAAATGTTATCATTGTGCATATACCCATTTCGTGGATGGTTATCATTGGAAGCCCCGTCTTGCCCCCTAGCTGGCGGGGCTTCGCCTTTTCATTTCCCCGCTTTCCGTCCATCTTTGGCCCGCTGCTTCAAGTATTCCCGCAGATCCATGCCCGCCGCCTTGACCCGTGCAATCTCTTCATTCACGGGGCCTACTGGTTTGGCGAGCACAAGCCGCTCCAGGCGCTCAATGCGCTGGACAAGCTCGGCTATCTGGCGGGCGCTGTCGGTCATTAGCCAAATAGCTCCTTGACCGGCCTTCCAAGCACCTCAGCAATCCGCTGCTTGTGGTCTTCTGTCGGATTCATCTTCCCGGTGGTGTACATGCAGAGATAGCTGCGGTTAATCCCGGTTTCTTTTGACAGGTCTTTTGTGGTCTTGTCTTGCCGCCAAAGTTCCATTTTCAATACTAAGTTTTTCATTTTCTACCTCGTGGTTAAGTAACGAATAACGAACCACAAATCAAAAAGGGGGATTACACCCCTTCCAGCCTATTTGCTACGTCTTGAATTATCGGTATCAAATTGACTGCTATCACAATTGAATAATGCCTAATATCTCTAGATAGTTTGCTTTTCTCTTCCTTTTCCAATGTTTTCCCCCTGGAAACCACAGGCTCTTCGTTGCCATCATGGTCTCGCCAAATTTCCAAAACATACCTATCGGTGGGTTTGAATTTCTGTTTGGGGTCAAGGTTAAATTGGATATGACCTTCAGCTTTTGCCTTACGAATAATGTTAAAAACCTCGGCAATAGTATCGAGTGATATGCCCTGTGTAGACAAAAACCTGATTAGCGCAATCTCCACTATGTTTTCGGGCGAATACTCATTAACCACGCCGCGCCCAGTAGACACAGATCCTTCTCGCGGCTTCGGTATCACCATTTTCAACCGCTTGTAATGTTCTACTTTGCTAGGTGTGAGACCAAGCAAGTCGGCCACCCACCTAGTAGCAAATGGAATCGGTGGTGGTGTTTTTGATTTTGCCATTTTCCCCTCGCTTTACTATTCTTTCTAACTAATATTAACATGAGATCAAAACTAATGTCAATCATTCGTTAGCGAACCGCGAGGATATGTCTGTCTACAACCATCCATCAAAACAAGGCTGGCAGATGATAAAGATTTCCCATGGCCGAAAGGGAAAGGCTGAATATTTCCCTTTTCACGGCAGCAGGGAAGAGGCGCTCGAATTCGAGCAGGAGCTGAAAGGGGTAGTAAATTATTCAGACCCGACTTTTTGTGACCATATCGACGCATTCAGAGCTTTCTACAGGAATCGCTGGAGCAGGCGAGCGACAGATACCTTGAATAATTCACTCAGCAAGCTCTTGCCGTTCTTTGAATCCTACCGAATGCGCCATATTACCCCCGCCCTGGTCGAGCGCTACAAGACGCACAGGCTCGCTGCTGGGGTCACCAAACGGACGGTCAACATCGAACTGTCGGCGCTGTCGGCCTACATCGTGTGGTTAAATGAAACCATCGGCAGCGCCTACCCCCGCCCCAAGAGATATACAAAGAAACAGACTGCACCACCGCTGCCGCAGCCACTGCAGATGGATGAACTTGTGCGGCTCATGGTGCGGTTGAGAGAGCCTATCAGAACCATGTGCGAGTTAATGGCCTTCTGTGGGCTGCGCCGCAATGAAGTATTCCAGATGAAAAAGCGTGATTATGATCCCGTCAGTCAGACGTTGACCATCCACGGCAAGGGGGGCAAGTGGCGGCGAATTCCAGTGTCGTTTCCTGAACTGGCAAAGAAACTCGATGAGAGAGTAAACCTTCCGACGTCGGAAGCATTGATGTTCCCATCAAAGAAAACGGGGCGGGCCTATACCGATATAAAGAAGTCGATCAACTCGGCAGCAGCGGCGGCGGGCATTAATCGCCGTGTCACCCCTCATCTGCTGCGCCACTCATTCGCCACGGCATTATTGAACAGCGGGCAGGATATCAGAATCATTCAGGAACTGCTCGGCCATTCAGAGCTGGCAACCACGCAAATCTACACCCAGGTGGCCGACTCCAGCAAGCGGGCTGCGACAGATACGTTGCTACGGTTGCTAAGAGAATCTGAAAAGATAACGGACAGTTAAGTCAAACGCCTTATGCCTTGGGAGCAGGAGGTCGCAGGTTCGAATCCTGCCGCCCCGACCATAAAATCAAGCACTTAGCCTACCCTGAGACAGTGCCGAAAACGGCCTCTTATAGCAACATTTAGCGACATAGCCCTGCAGGCACCTACCCCTTGCCCAGATCGTTGTCGTGCAGCACAGACGATCCTGGCGCGTTTTTTAGGCTAAAACGCCAAAGCGGTGGGGAGGGAGCCTAAAACCGTGGAGCGCAGAATTGCTGAAATTATCGAAAATTCCAATTCTGGAAAATCCGATAAATTACGCAATTTTGACGATTACGGCTCTTCGGTGGTTCTTGTCACCATGAAAAGCCGGGGGCGCACGGTATGATATGCGCCCCTGGCTGGCGCCCGGCTTTAAGTTTTGAAGGGGACTCTCATATCCCGGGCGGTTGAGATTAGGTTCTGGCTTGAAGCACGACAAACGGGCTGACCGTGCTGCTGCCATCCTCAAGCGTCAGACTTTCACCCCAGAGCGGTTGGCCATCGTGCCTTTCAATCAATCGGGCGGCTCCTTCGTCAGTGGTGAAGTACACATGCTGTGACAGATCCATCCGCATTTCCTGCCGCAGCCCGATCACATATTGTGAAAAATCGGCCAGCAGGATGTCGCCCTGGTCGCCCAGAACTGCGGTTTTCTCAGTGAATACCACAGGGCGAGTCAAGATGGTAAAACGACCACCATTTTCCTGAAGCACAGGCACATGGCTGCCGCCTGTTCCCACCGCAACCGAAAGTTGGAGCAGTTCTGGAATGGTGGACTGATGGCAGACCCACACGGCGTTCTGGAAACTTGCCGCATGGAGCCGTGAAAGCATTTTCGCCAAGTTGGGATAGACGATACTATCTGCTGCTTGGCCAGTTTCCTTATCCTGAACAATCGTGCAACCGGCATTCAGGATGCCCAGAGGCTCGCCCGCCCCGCTGCCTTTCAAGAATGCTTTGTCTCTATACCAACCAAGACCTTGGCCGCAGATTTGCAGAATCTGTTCCTCGAAGCGCACGGCGTCTGCCATAAGCTCATTGGAAAATCTGACGAAGCCGGTGAGCTTTTTGGCCTGCAGTTCCATCTGTCTGGTTTTCGGATTCGCCTCGGTCAAGGTGCCCGCTTCAGGCTTGTATGAAGCCGTGAAGCCGCCATACAGGTTGCTTGAGTGATCACCAATTTCCACCGCAGGCAGCAGCAGGGAGTTGCTTGTCATCGGGGCGACTGTCGCCCTGGGCATTACCACTTCGGATTCTACCGCGACATTGTGGATCTTCTCGGCAAATTCGGTCGGCACAAGAAATCCACCATCGCTGGGAACGCCCTCGGACATTGCCCGCAGTTCAGGATGAAAGCGACCACTAAACAGCGCTGAGAAAAAATTACTTTGCTCATCGCGCCATTCGACTGTCCGTTGTGATCCAAAAAGAGAACGATAATCCTTCGGCTCGGGGCCTACTCTAATCTGGCCCGCCTTGAACGTGCGATCTTCGCTGGTTCGCAGGGCGCATGGCAGATGTGACGGGCGGCCCTGGGGCTTCTCGACAGGCGGGGTTTTTTCAAGCTCTTTCTTCCTCACCTCAAGATCGTCGATCTCCTTAAGCAGAACCTCGGCGCGGCCCACCTCGACTTCGTCAGGCAAGCGCTTTTCACGGGCGCATACAGCCTGCATCTTTTTCAGTGTTGCTAATTTTGCCCGAATCTCTAAATTCACCGCATCTGCGGTCATTTCTCGATATTTCATTTGTGTAGCCTCTTAAAATTGTGTGTTTTTTTACCAATCAAGAGGCTATCGGGGTAGGAACCACGCAGAAAGCCTCCCGATTTCAATCAGAAAGCGTTTCCCGCAGTGGTCATTGGACGTACGGTACTCTTCTTTTTCAGCCCATAATCTTTGGCGGGTGGCCTCGGTCAACTGCTGCTGCTAATCCCCCGGAGCTTCGGCTCAGAAGCAGCGGCAAATCCCTTTAAAACAATGAGCCATTACTCACCTCTACCAGCCATCTCCGGCATTACGTGACCAGACAAGATAGACAGGTTTCAGCTTACTAAAACCCCGGCAGCGCGACCATGGGAGGGAGACGCCGCCGGGGCTGCTAGCTGCGGTAGAGAGGCCGCATTCTGCAAGGCTTTCACCCTGCAGACACTTAGCAAAACCATGAAAACAATAGGAACAATGGTGAAAGGCCACTGCTCTTATTTATATTTTATCCTGATATATCGAATAAAACAATACTATACATCGAATTTACTGATAATTGGTGTATCGGGGATCTCGGCGCTTCGCTGCCAATTCGGCGTTGGCGTTGTCGTAAAACATGATTCCCTCGCGCCGTGGGTCGAGCCGGTATTTCACGCTGTCCTGCTGAATCTCCGTCAGGGTGCGGCCAGTTGCATCTCGATATCGTGCATCCTGATCGATATCTTCGGCCAGGGCAGCGAGCAAATCACGTTCCGCTTTCGTCAATTCCATCATACTTTTCCTTCAGTTTCTTAAATAAAGTCAATTCAGCGCCCCTCAGTTGGGCTTCGCGTGACTTCAATTTCTCAAACGCGGCCAACTCTGGCGCTGCGGGCGCTTTGGTCTCTGTTTTAAACGACACATCGGAATCGGGCCGGTCAGATGGTACTACAAGCGACAATTTAGGAGCCAGTTGGTTCATTTTCTGGACTTCCGCATTGATAATGCCAATCAGCGGGTGCGGCTTGATAGCGCCGGATTTTTCGTTCACAACGACCAATCCCTGCTTGGCAAGCTCACTCCGGCCCTTGCTCCAGTTGGCGAAACTCTCACAAAAAATCTCCAAAAGTGGCCAGTGCTTCGGCTGATGATACCCCGGCGGGAAATCGGCCACGATTGCCGTCCAGATCCGTTTTGCCGGTGCGGTCATCCCCCTTGGCGGCAAAGAATAGTCGCCACTGTATTTTATAGGCTGTTTCTTCCGTTGCGCCCCGGTCTTGCCGGGTTTAGGGCCTCGTTTCATTTGTGGTACCTCATCACTTTTTTGCCCAGAGAAACTAGTTAATTTGAAGGTGACCATGATGGCGCGGTCTCGAGAGACCGAAGTCGTAAGAATCCAATGTGCCCGGGTTCTTGCTGCCAGTGCTTCCGCTGCCACAAGGTGGTCGTGTCACATCATGTTGGTTGCGCCGAATCCATCCATCCATCCTGATCAGGTATGCCAAGACGATGTGGTTGAACCGCTACAATTGTAGCGGTTCGTGCTGCCAGCCTCGTGGTCGTGGTCGTGCTGCCTGCCTGCTTCGAGAAAAAATAAAATACATATCTCATATCATTATACATGAATCATATTTTCACTGACC